ACATCGCTTCCATTTATTAAGGTTCGAAGTCCAGCACTTAAAGCTGTGTTGGCTGATATTTCTGTATAACCATTATTTGCTAAATAAGTTTGTCGATGAATTTGATCAGCATATCCAATGCGCCCTTGATTATCCTCGTATAAAACACCAAAGGCCGAGTTAGCAATTAAGGCTGCGATGTTATAAACAGTATCTGGACTACTTGCCCGATTCTCCATTGTGTATTGTCCGGGTTGATCTATTTCTCCAAGTCCAAGATTTTCAGCATTTGCCCAAGTTGTAGTTGGACTATATCCAGCCCATGTTTCAGCTGCTGGAACTTCATTCCAATTATTTAAGAATAGATCACTTAACAAAGCATAGATTTGATCTCCATCGGTATCCTGAGCCAAAATTCCATTTGTAACTACTGATGGCAATTTAGCCAAAGTGCCAAGTGCCATGACTGTGTAAGCAAAAACTGTTGCAACCCCAGTTGCTGAAACCTCAGTTGTTATATCTGTTATATTGCCACCAAAAAGATTTACATAAGTTCCTGAACTGTTCTTTACCTGTAAAACTAATCCGTCATTAACACGAATATCATAATTATCATCATTAGTATTAATAAAAGTTACTTGTAAATAAGAAGGATTTGGTTGAGCATAGATATCACTTCTACCTGCTTCGTGTTGAATGTCCGAAATAGTTACATCGGTAAATTCCACACCTTGAACAGTTATTTTCCATTCAGGCGTAAAAACAGTCATTAATCGCCTCTAATTGCTCTGTTTGTTAATAAAGGAATTGAAGCTGCTGCGGAATTATTAATTACCTTAGCAACCGCTCTTGCTGCGCTTTGAGTATCTATTGCTTTAACTGTAATGTTATTAACTGTGGTTGCAGCTGCAACACGATTTTCAATTGCATTTGTAGTCTGTGGCATTGAAGGAACTCCACCACCAGCAGAAGGAGCGATGTTAGGAATTGATCCAACACTAACTCCCGGTATTATATTAACAACGGAAATCAATCCATTTGCAAGCATTGTAACTAAACCAATTGCTTCTCTTAAAAATACAATAAATGATGAAACTTTATCTGCTACCCAAGCAAGAGCATTTCCAAATCCTTGTGCATTTTTTTCAGTAGTCGTTAAAGCATTACTCATACCATCAGATCCAGTTAATCCAGCAATAAATGCGTTTAAAGTTGGAATGCCAGTATCGTTTAAGAAAGTAATAAATTGTTCAACGGCTGGAAGTAAAGCAACTCCTAAACTTTCTTTTGCCTCATCAAATCCAACTTTTAATCTATCAATTTTGCCTTGAAAAGTTTCAGCATTAGCAGCTGCTGCGCCACCATATAAATCAGATAATTTTGTTTGAACTTGAGTAAAAGAAAGGGTGGAAAGTTCAGCTTTAGACAATCCAAGTCCAAGTCTGCCTAGAGCTGTGGTATTTCCATCTTGAGCCTTACCTAATGCGTTTGCAACTTGTTCTAAGTCTTTCCCAGATCCTTTTGAAATGTCCAAAGCAAGTGTTAATAACTTTTGTGCTTCCTCAGTTGATTTTGTGGAAACTGCCAATCTTTGCAAAGCTGGTCTAAGTTGTTCATCAGCTACACCTGTGGCTAAGGATGTTTTCAGAATCATGTCCTCAGTAGCCTTTATTTGGTCATCAGTAGCCCCTGTAGCGGTTCTGAGTGCGCTAGCTAACCTAAGTTGTGCTTGCTCATCTTCTATTGCAGCCTTGACCCCATCAATGGCTAATTTGGTGCCATAAGCAACAGCAGCAGCAGCGGCAATTGCAAAAGCAGCAGCAGCCTTCTTTCCAAACTCTGAAATTTTATTTGAATTGTTTTCAACTGCATTATCAGCTTCGCCAAGTTTCTTTTTAAGATCATCAACATCGGCAAGGATCGAAAGTTTAAGGGTGCGATTACCAGTAGCCATTAGACCCATTCCTTAATAATGCGATCAAAACTTGCTTCCCATTTGTTAATCAATTCAGGCTGAATTCTGCGAAGGGTTGGATAAATAAACCATCCTCGACTACCTCTGCCTTGCCGTCCTGAATATGAAGGGAACTGTTTGAATTTATTTGAACCAAACTCAACACCACTCCATAGGGTTTGTGTAGTAGCACCACCTGAAAACTTTTGGCGTGCGAAACCATAACGGAACTCACCAATTTTGCTTGATTTTGAAATTGAAACTCCATCGGCAACTCTTTGCGCAACTTTGCCAGCCTTTGTTCTTTGTCCAGCTGCTTGTTTAATTTCCTCAGATGCAAAATACGCCAAAGCAGCAGATTGAGTTCGAGCCTCTTCCGTTGCTTGATCATCCATAAGTTTGAATGCTTTGTAAATATCGCGAAGATCGGATTTGTTATAAGCAATTGTTTCATTTGCCATACCTCGCCTCCAATACTTCTATCGCTGTTAATATATCGCTTGCATCAACCCATTCACTCATTGGAATTTTGGTGGCTATTGCCAACTCAACCAATAATCTGCTTAGGCTTCCTGCTGGATGGCTTTTGGGTTTGCATCACCGACTTCTGCAATTTTGCATTCATCAACAATGTTTATCCAAGCCTCAAAAGGTCTAACAGGTGTGGTTGATGTTCGGACTAATGCGCTATGAGATAAAAATAACATATCCCACATTCCAACATAACCTTCTGAACCCCACTTGGTTAAAACTTTTCCTGTTTCCTTTTCCCATCTTGCAAACTCAGGCGGTTGGCATATTACTGTTGCTTCCTCGCCTGAGTTATATTTAATTGTAAATCCAAGTTTCATTTGTTTGCTCCCGTTTTATTTTTTATGAGAAAGTTTCTACAACTGTTCCGTTTGCAACTTTCCAAGTAAAACTTACAGTCTGAGCATCCATTCCAGATCCACCAGCTGTTGGATAATCCAATAAGCAAGGGAATACGAATTGTGCGCCAGTTGCGGTTGTAAGTGTAACTGATACTGTGCTGTCATAAGCAGTATCTAATGCAGTCCAGATTGCTTCACAAACTGAACTTGTTTTACCCCAGTCAGCCAATAAATCTAATTGGAATGATGCTTCAACATTTGTTGTTTTATATGCTTCACCATCAAGTGTTTGATAAACCTGACGATCTACATTTTTCGTTAATACTGCGTTGGTTGCTTGTGCTTCGATGTCTGTTCCACCTGTGAAAGACAACGAAATATCGCGACCGGTAATTACTGTGGTTGCCATTATTTCTCCTTAGACTGTGCGTGTGTAGTAGGTAGATACTCGAACATCTGCAATAAGCAAAGTCGATGCTCCGACTGTAGTAACTGTTGGTCTTTCGACCGAGCTGACAATATATCCACTAGGAATTACTGCCAGAACGCTTATGATTAATTGCTCGATATTGTCGAGCGATGCAGGATTGCTGTTATATGCAACCGCAACTGAAATAGTAAAATTAACTCTTGCTCTAATGTTGGTTTTGCTTATTGTTTCAAATTCAAGGTAAGGACTATCTGGAACAACAACTACTGCTGGAGGAATTACTGTTTCAGGGACAAAAGCATAAACATTTCCTGCAACGCTAGATAAAGCGGTTGCTAATGGTGTTCGAATTTGTTGAAGAATTGTTTCATTGGCTGGAGCCATTATTGAGCCATACTTTCGGTATCAATATATGAACCAAGCAAACCAACGCATTTATTAAATAATGAGCGACCCATTCTGAAAGGTGTGGATGTAAAATCTACTCCTTCAATTTGTCCTCCGCCTGCAAGTCTTGCTTGGAAAACTTCGACTGAAACTGTATAGACGGCTGATTGAACAGCTGCATTTCCAACATAAGTTGATCCGCCAGATAAGGCAGCAATTCCGGATGGGATGACATTAGCCTCGAGTAAATCGGCATTAGTGATTGATTGCGAAAAGGTATATTGCGTAAGATTATCTGCCAACACAACTCTTGTTCCGTTGTAAGGTGTTCCGCATCCTGTGATGACAACTGATTGCCCTTCGGTAAATTCATGTATTCCTAGTGTAGTAAAAGTGGCGACATTACTTGTCAGCTCGACTTTTTGAATTGGGCTTTTGAATGTAACAAGCATTGGCAGAATAACTGTTTCTGCGGTATCAATAATTTGATTTAAGTAAGCATCGTTATACAAGGCAGATGACACACCAAGCACAGATCGCAACTCAGAAGCTGTAATTATGGTTGGCATGTCATCTCCTTACTCCCATTAATGGATGCCTAGAATCGGGAGCAACTCTAGGCACTCAGTTAAATTAAGCTACTGAAAGGAAACGGAATGCAGTTGGGTAGCGATTAACCACACAAACATATCCGTAAAGTCCAATTTCAATACGACCATTGGCTACGATATTGGCGCGAAGTTCAATCGTGCCGCTTTCGTGGAATCGCATCGCTGCTGTTGGATAAACAAGTGCATACTTATCACCAGCATTGTTACCTGTGTAATTTGGATCTACAACAAGATTAAGTCCAGCGATTGTTCCTGCTGTTGTTCCTTGTGATAGTAAGCCTGCTGCATTTTGAGGAGCAGCCGCCGCGAATAGAGGGCGGTTAGCACCATCTACAGCTCCAAGCAAACCTGAGAAGTCAATCCCATTAACGCCTGATCCCGGAGCAACTAATAGGTTGTTAGGTGTAAAGCGCATTACATTGAATGAATCAGAAATACCATCTGCAATTGACTTGTAGATTGTTGATCCTGTTGATGCTGCTGAGTTTTGTGCAGCGATGTTTGCTGCATAAGCATCAGTCTTTTGTGCATAGCTGGCAGCCAACTCACGAACAAGCAAATCTAGGAAGCTGGGATCAGACCTATCCAAGAGCTCAACATTGACCACATTTGCGCCTGCAAACTTGACAATTGTGTCTTCTTGAAAAGTAACTGCTGTATCTTGTGATGCAAACTCTGCACCTTCAGCTGTTAAACCTACAATTGCTTGCGCACCCAATACTGGAGTGAAAACCTTCATGCCAGAATTTGGAAGTGGCGCACGCTCGATGCTATCAACGAATGGTCGTGATGAATCAATTATGCCAATTACATCGCGTAAGTAATTTGGTGGAACCATTCCTGTATTTTCAGAAACAGTTGAAATTTGTAATG